TGTTTCCTTACGGGCTGAGTTCTGAGGGTTAAATTCTTGACCTCTGAAATATGCCATTGCTTTACGGACACCCTCCGACTGAACAACTTTTCCAGCATCGTCAGTGCGTTCTTTACCGCCAAAGATTGCTCGAAAATAGCTAATCTCTTCTTCGCCCGATAAAGTACGTTTTGCCATTGCTTTTGCAAGTTCCTCAAGTTCTCCGAAGTTCTGGCTACTTACACCCAAAGCAACCTTTAATGCTTCCGCATCAAATACTGCTCTATGATTATGTTTGATAATGTCATCGCTGGATTGCATTGCAAGACGCATGGTATTGGCGCACACGACTCTAACAGGTGTATTCAATGCGCTGTTGCTATGTTTTCCAGTATGACTAATAGTGAACAAAAGATTATTTACAACTAGGTCATCTTTACCAAGTGTAAAACCCTCGTTCGTGGTAGCCATACACCAAACCTTCTGACCGCCAAACAGTGAACCAGCGGTGTGCAAGTACATTGAACCGTTGCTGGTGAACTCTTCAAAGAAATTAAAAAGCTCGCTGTTCTGTACAGGCTTATAATCTCCTGCAACATAATGTCCCAAGATTTCTCCATCTGATACGCGCTCGATAAAATGTGAGTTCTCGATTGGCTCACTGGCATGGGTTGGGTGATCCGCTGGGTAGCAATTACTGTTAAGCTGAACTTCCCAGTTGCAACCGCTAGCATCCATCATTTGTGCTGGTGTTAGATCGTTACTGATTGGTTGACCTAAACCATGCCAAGGTGTCTCTCCAGCGAAAGCCATTGTTTCTACTTCATGTGACATGTGATTTCCTTTCAATGTCTGTTAGTGCAAAATCGCACAAGTTAAGTAATAATCGATAATTAAAACATAGTCAAATAATATTATTGCAACGTTATATTACAAGATTATTACAATATAACGTTACAATAAATAAAATCTCGCAAACTCTTTCCTTTTTCTCCTTTCCTGTTGTAAGCTGGTACTGCGAGTAGTGGTTGCTGTTAGAAGTCAATAATTTTATCCTCCTTTCGTAATGGGCTGACAATTTTATTTCGTATTGTGCTGACAAATTTATCGCTCGTTATTTGAATTGCATTCGGATAGTCTTCCGCACACAAAAATATATTGTCATAGTTTAAAGCCGTAGTTTCTACTATACCAGAGCCATAACAAACATCGCATTGCACCTTGGTATTTATGTCAACATGACGCCACGTTGAACCTAAACAATCTAAACACTCTTCTGTTACAATATAGGTAAACGACATTATTGCGCTACCCCTCTATAAACAGCAAAGCGTGGCATAAAATGATCTGTTAGTAGTCTTGGCTTATCGTGTTCTACTTTAAGATGTCGCATAATTCCAAACACGTCATGTCTAAAGCTATAAGGCTTGGCTTCTAATAAACCTTTAAGGTCTATCTCACATACTTCTTGATGTACACAAGCAAGAGATTGGAACACTTGGTAGTAGTTAACATTTAAATCTGCGTACCCTACTATTTTAGCTACCTTTAAAGCTCGTTCTGTTATTGCATCCATAAGATCAAAATCTTTATTGGATATTGCTGACCAGTCTATCATTGCGCTACTCCACTACTTTTTCTGTGTAAATTTCTTCAGTAGGCACATCAAAAGCATAGTCATTACTTTTCATTTGAGCGGAAACAACTCCTGTCTCATCTGTATATACCGCTAATTTAGCAAAACCTAAATTGATTTCATTATATATCATTGCGTTGCACCTTTACATCTAGGGTTCTTAACACGTTGTGTGTTAGGTGTTAACGCCCTACAAGCTTTCAGTGTTTTCCAATAAGTCTCAGTAACAGGACAATACCACAAAAAACTTTTACCGTTACGAACCTTGTGTAGTATCCGCATACCTTGTTTAGGGTAAGGCACTATTGGTTCAAAAAGATCGCCAAAGAAATCACTTAAAAAAGATACTGTTTCGTTACTCATTGTTTTTGATCCCCTCTTTTATTTCTTTAACCTTGTCAGATATAGCTTCTGCTTTGTTTTCAATATTCTCAAACATAGCTATTATCTTTTTGGTTGTCTCGATTTCTATTTCTACTCTTTTTAGTTCCTCATCTTTTTGCGCTATCTCCATTTGAAGACGGGCTAACTCCATTAGTTGATCCATTACTTTTCCCTTTCAATAAATAATACCAACGAATGTAAAATACGCGATGTAAAAATCAATGTCAAATACTTTTATTGCATCGTTACGTTGTAAGATTACAGTATTGCATTGTATCTACAGCAACACAAGACCTCCTAAATAAAAAACTGAATAATATCAATGACTAATTCGAACAAGTGAACAAACAACTGTAACACCAGAAGCACAAAAATGTTTTGAAGGCTGACAATTTTAAGGGCTGACAATTTTGTTTTAAGGGCTGACAATTTCATACGGACAGCTTCTCACATTGCAAGGCATTACTTTAGGTTTGTTGGGTTTGTTTTTCTTGTAATACAATCTTATACTACAAAGTTTACACGTCATTCTTCTTGGCATCTTTTTCCTTTTTAGTTTCGTAGTATTGATCTGGGTTCTCTACAAATTTATCGTGGTTACACATGATACACGAAATAGGTTTTAAGTCGTCCCAATGCACACAACCACAATTAGTACACGTCCACGTATTCCATCCATTAGCCATTATTTAGGGTACTCCATTACACCATAGTTTAAATGTTTTCTTAAAGTCTTACGTTCTTTCTTGTTACCTACAAATGTAACATAACGATGCTTGCTACTTCTAAATACTCTGTCGGTTCTGTCTCCAGCATGGTGTCTAGGATGTTTACCGCCTTTAGCTCTCATGTCTGTTCTTGCTTTAGTGCAACCAGTATACAACCAGTTAGTAGCTTGATATACAATACCCTTATGATCTTGCGCTGTATCTGCATAGGATACAATTATTCTAGGCTGGGGTAACAACTTCAAAGATCCAGCTATTAACATGGAAGCTTCGTTCTTTATGTTGTTATCAAGCACTAACCTATTGAGTTCTAACACTTTATTTTTAAACTCTTCACCACATACTCCTCTACACAAAGGGCCTGATGCTGGTGATCCATAGGTGATAGTGCCGACAAGATCTTCGTGTAAAAACAAACCAAAGGTAAAACTTATAGAAGGTACGCGATGTAAGTAGTGAACGTGTAATATTCTATCTAATGCATCCTTACGTTTTATCTGTCTAACGTTATACATCTACACTGTAAAGAGTGTACTTAACTGTTATCTCCTCACCTTTTTGTATGTCTTTGATGGTTCTTAAACAAAGTCTATCTGCCACAAGAAATAGGTCATCAAGCGGATAATACGTTGAACAATTAGGATCATCACTATGGTTATAGAAACCACCAAGAGGTGTTCTTACTATCTCTTCACCTATAAATATATGTGTTAACCCTAATTTTGTGTCTTTAGGTATATTGTTTTTTGCAAATAAACCTAGACCATGTATTTTGCTTTTCTTTATTGTAACGTTGTCTGGTAAGGGCAAGTAAGCCATTAGTGCATTGTCTCCTCGTCATCGTCTAAAGCTTCATCTAACAACTCGTCTTGTAGTTCTTGTTCGCTAGTAACGATAGCTTCGTCCATCATATTAGTTATTTGGTTCAAGATAAAGCTGACTGTATGCATACCAGAGGGAGACTCTACTAAAATTTCGCTGAATACAGCGTGTAAAGCCCCATGTAAGATGATTTGAGTATCTTTTGGATGTTTTCGTGTAAGATCTCGTATTGCGTCTAGAACAGCCTTATGTGATTGTATACAGGCTTCTTCGTTATAAGGTCGTACTGATTTTTTACTAATAGTCATAGCTTAACTCCGTCCACCAAGAGGGTTTATCACTGTAAGACCACTTTGCAAAACTACGCTTATCACCTTTGTAGTAGTTACGATATGCTGTTATAGTATTGTCGTGTTTGTAATGATCTGGCATACACTGCGGAGGCTCTACAAACCTAGCCAGTGGTATGTTGCGTGGTAACACAGCAAGCATCTGCATTAGCATAGAAGACTTATGTGTTTTCTCATAACGTCTTGCGTACTCTTTATTTAAATACCTAAACAAATTTAAAGCCCATATATAATTAGGCCCTGACGCTCTAACCCATTTAGCAGATGGATGATTTTTATGCACTGTCTTATACAGACCTCCAGTATCTGCAAACTCGTCACCATCTAACACACGATGTGCTGTAGATAGTAACTGAGCAGTCTCTAATATCATCTTGACAACGTGTTTATCACAATGATCTTTTGCTGATTGTTCTGGACAATCTGATAAATAAAATATGTTCATACTGCTACATCCATTTTTATACCACGACATTTTATCCACTGCAACGTATCGATGCTAACGTACCGATAACCTTTTGTTGCTGACTCCCATACAATGAGATACTTGTCGTTTGTTGCGGATCTGGAACCACCTTTAAGATGTTTTGTTACACCTAGACGGCCTGTTAGTATTCTATCAACACCGTTTTGCTTTTTAAACTTGACGCTAAAGAAACGATTACCAACATGGCCTACAAATAATTTTTTAAAATCTGACATTATTTTTTCCTTTTCAAATAAAAATGCTTGACAACACAAATTCAAAGCAACTATAAAGAATAACAATTTGGATGTCAACTACATAATATTAATTATTTTGAAAGGAAAAATATGACAGAGTTCAGCCAAACATTCGCAATGCCTAATAAAGCATGTTCAGAAATAAAACCAATTAGATTGTTTATGGAGGATTGGATAAAATCAGTTTGTGGTGAAGATTACCATCATCAATTTGATAAAACTGTTGTTGATCCGTTTGCAAGAAACTGTAAACTGGGAACAATAACGAACGATCTTAATCCTAACACATCTGCTGGATTTCATATGAAAGCAGAAGACTTCTTAGATCACTTATTAGAAAGTAACGTTAAAGCAGATGTTGTTATATATGATCCACCATACAGTGTAAGACAGATCAGTGAATGTTTTACTGAGGTTGGTATTAAAGCAACGCAACAAGATACTCAATCTACATTTTATACTAAGCTGAAAGATCGTATTAGACCATTAGTTAAAACAGGAGGTATTGTTTTATCATTTGGATGGAATAGTATGGGTGTTGGAAAAAAAGGTTTTACTTACGAAGAGATTATGTTAGTAACTCATGGTGGTGTACACAACGACACAATATGCGTAGCACAAAGGAAAGATTGATGACAACATACATTCTCGATATAGAGACAGATAGCCTTGACGCAAAGGTTATCTGGTGTGTTTGTGTTAAAACATTAAACCATGATGAATGGGTTGTTGCAACTAAACCAGAACATCTATCGTTTATAACGCAAGACGATATACTAGTAACACACAATGGTATAGAGTTCGATATACCAGTTCTTAACAGACTGTGGCGCACTGGTATAAAACTACCACAGATACGTGACACTCTTATTATGTCGCGTCTATTCAATCCAGAAAGAGAGGGTGGGCATTCGTTAGGTTCTTGGGGTAAACGTCTTGCGTTCTATAAGTTATCGTTTGACAATTTTGAAGGATTGTCTGACAATATGATTGAGTATTGTAAACAGGACGTGATGCTTACAGAAAAACTATACATATATTTAAAACA